ATGACAGGAATGAATGGTGTCCCATTTAATTCTTTCGCGCTCCGCTTCTATGGCCGCGTTCACCAGCTTTAGCACCTCTTCATCACAATCCATTAACCGCTTAAACGCCACAAGATTTAGCTCAAGTCTGTGGAATAGTGTGCTGTATTCATCTCTGTTCATCGTTTCTCCGTGCATCCGCTCTCTGGCTTCTGTATATGCTGGCCGACTTACGCTGCAAGCAGGGCTGGCATATCCAGCGTGGTACGCCACGCGTTATCCTGCGCTCACCGCCTTCTGTCGACCTGGTTGCCTGACAACTTGTACAAAACCTTGTGTTCACTATCACCTCCTGTAAACACGATGCTACCCCTAGATGTAGTGCATGTCAACAGCTAAGTGCATACCGGAACCATGTGTTGCATAGATGGATACAAGATGAGCAACATGGTAACGTTTCCATGTTTATAAAGTGACAACTTGCGGGGAGTATGTGGATGGGGTATTGTGTGGTCAAGGGTGCGCTGGCGAATCTCCTCTCTCTCAGTGCTTAATCGCAGTCGTTAGTTGCACCCGCTCCCTGTAGGCGACTGGCAGCACTAGTGAGATGCTGCCTTAAACCCCGGCTCCTCCCCTTGCCGGGGTCTTTTTTTCTGCAATAGATTGTTCCTGTATAATTGCAGGTGACGAAAGCGGATGCCGATGAGTTCCCGGAAACACCACCGGATGAGAGAAAGCATCGGTGCAGCGAGTAGTCACCAAGACGCATGAGGATTGGCTTGCTACTGGAGATCGCGACAAAGGTAGCGAGATCAGCGGAGTGTCCTTAGTGACTATGCGGCTCATTGACCGAGCGCAGTCCTCAGCCGTGTTGGTGTGGCTTGGTATTAACTTTGCCATCGGACTATAGACCCCGAGAGAAGCTGCACCAACAACCATCTCACAACGTCTTACGTTGTCCAATAAAGTCTCATACAGTCCACTTGCATAACTTCTGGACTTGTCCTATTATCTGCTCGTCACTGTGACGGCAGAGACAACCAACTGAAGCCCTCAAGCTTTGGTTCTCATCCTTCGGGAAGCGTGCCGTCACACGTGAGAGCCAAGCCTTGAGGGTTTTTTCATGGCCGCTCTCCCGACCGCACCTCCCGCGATAGCAGTGAGCCTGCATGGGCTGCTGGAGAGAGAACACTGGCCGAGGTCTCACCCGCCTGCGAGCCACGCCACCTGTCAGCGAGGGATGGCACAAGAGGGGGAAGCCAGTGGTGATAGACATCTTCCCCATCGAGATAATCGCTGCCTTCTGGGATTGCTAGGCTGCTAACACGTTTCAGTAGCTGGGCAGGGAGGATAACCCCCGAGTGTGCTCCGCAAGGAGGGGGCTATCACCCATGGGGGAACTAAACGCGGAACATGCAATACACGGGTGTTGACAGGAACCATGTGTTGACATATCCTAGATGTAGGGATACAGTTCGGGGAGGTAGTGATGACACAAGCAGAGTTGCTGGAGTTGGCGAAGCAGGCGGGCGGTGATGACTGGGGGATCTTCCGGGACTTCATGCCAGAGGTAGAGAAGCTGGCGGCGCTGATCGTGGAACGTGAGCGTGAGCGTGCGGCCATGATCTGCCACCAGTGCAGGGATTGGGAGTACGCCAGTGAAGAGATTGCATTCAGGATCATTAACCAAGCATAAGGAGAGGAAGATGGAACAGGTATTTGAAAAGATGTTGAAGACAACGTTGTCGAACTTGCGGCAGCTAGAGAAGCGCGGCATCCTGAATTACAAGGTCATTGTCGGTGACGAAGAGCATGGCGATCTGGAGGTTGTAAAGACCGTTAAGCGCCGGAAGTTGTTCCTTCCGCTTGGCACCATGAGGGCGCACGTCATGCCTTGGATCACGAATATGCAGCCGGGTGACTTGGTAGAGATTCCAATCCTTGAGTTCCCGCCAGAGACCGTGCGCGGCAATGCTTGTGCGTGGGCAAATGATAAGTGGGGTAAGGGAACATACACATCGACGGTCAACAAGGCCACCAACAAGGTTGAGCTGTATCGCTTTCCGCTTGAGGAATTGGAAGGTAGATGATGGATAGGCAGCGACTCTACGATGCAATGCTGATCAAGGCGTTTCGGCAGGACAAAACTGTCGGGCAGCTATGGTGGTGGCTCAAGGGGTTGGGCATAGAGATACCTGACAAAACTTTGTTACGGCAACCGCCCACAAGCAAGATGCGCGTACAGTCTTTTGTGGGTATTTACTTAAAGCCGCTGGCAGATAGGCTGTGGGATACCGACCGCAACAAAGACATTGAGACGCTTACTTGGATGGCTAACTTGGATAGTCAGCATACAGGCGGAAGGGAACGAAACAGTTTGATGCGCCAGTCTAGGATAGACAGGGTGCGGCAAGGACTGTTGCACCACGACCTCGAACGGCACCACGCAAAAAACCAGTGGCACGTCACCAAGGGCAAGACACGCATCGGGAGGAGAAAGTGATTCAGTTCAACCGCATTTCAAGTCATCGTGTTGATTCAGAGATCAACAGTATGATCAGCGCGATGACTACCGGCATCAGCACTAGACCGTACCTTGTTACCGAAACCCTGTTGGAACTCGGTGCCAAATATCCAGACAACCTACGGCTCGCTGGTATCGCTGCGCGTATGGCGCGGTGGGCGGCGTTCGAGTGGGAGGATATCGACTTCATGCTGCCGATAGTCCTGCCGCAGAACTTTGCCTACAAGCAGGAGCTAGTTGCCTGTGCCGGGTTCGAGCGCGCCAATCGGAAGTGGGGCATTGAGGAAGACGAGTGGTATCTGTATTGCGGCTTCGCTCCGAGGGTAATCACCCCCGGCGGCAGAGTCATCCACGGCCATGTTGTGCATCAGCCCAAGGGCGGCACAGTCTTCGAGGTGCTGGAAGAGCTGGTGAACACGGCCATCTATGCAGAGATGCAGGGGTACTCGCTGAAGGTGGAGTTGACCGGCGGCTGGTGGAAATACGAAGAGCCATTCGAGGAAATCTTTGCGGATGTCTTCGAGTTCTGCTCCGGCAAGCTACCACGCAGCCTGATGGATGGCGCAAAGGTAGAGTTACTTAAGGCATCAGATGCCATGATGGAAGAGTTTGCCTGCCTGAAAGAAGGTTGGTACAACGAAATCGCGGTGGCGATTAACGATGCGGTATCGTATCCATTCCCGCTGGAGTCAGACATTGGCATCATGTACCTGCGTGGCGGTGATGCGCTGCGTACGCAAACTGTGTTGCCGCCTGCTGGCTTGATCTGGCGGGAGCTAACCTATATGAGCCGGTTCGTTCGGCGCAGGCAGATCATGTCAGACGATCCGTCGCTCGGCGCGATGATTCATACGGGTGATCCGTGGGTGCAGGATCGTAGCGATCAAGGTAGCAGCACCTCATGTCTTCCCGAGATGCAGCACTTCCTTGATATGTACGAGGCCAAGCTGAACTGGTCTTGCCCGACAGCGCCGATAGTTAACGCAGTCCAATGGAGTCGTGTTGACCGTGATAACTACAGCCTCATCAACCCTGTGTTTAGGTACCTAGTCCTATGAGTTTCTACGACATGGTTTCTCACATACCGTTCGTCGCCGGAGTCTTTGTCGGCGCTGGATTGTTTTTATTAATCGCTATCTTGGCAGTGATAGCTTTATTTTGGGACATTGACTCATGAACATTAGCTTAGAAAAAATTATCACCAGCGCAGGCACACAGTCCCGCGCCAAGATAGATGAGAGCGTAGTCGCTGAGTACGCAGACGCCATGAAGGATGGTGCCAAGTTCCCACCGGCAGTGGTCTTTCATGATGGTGCAGAGTATTTCTTGGCCGATGGTTTCCACCGTTACTTCGCAGCCAAGAAGTGCGGGAGCCCCGGCATTTTCTGTGATGTGCGTGAAGGTACGTTGCGCGATGCCATCCTGTTTTCTTTCGGTGCTAACGGTACGCATGGCCTACGCAGAACAGCAGCAGACAAGCGCAAGGCGGTGATGGCGATGCTTGAGGATATCGAATGGCAGGATTGGTCTGATCGGGAGATTGCTCGCCAGTGCTGCGTCAGTCATCCGTTTGTATCAGCTATTCGCAAAGAGTTGGGCGCAAGCAAAGCTGAGACAAAGATGAACGTGCGCGGCAAGCAGACAACGCTGATTCGCAAACCGACAGACAAACAGGAAGAGCCGCAAACTCCACAGTTTAGCGAAGCGGAAGTCGAGCGCGAGGAGATGAAGGCAGTTGTCGATTATCTAAAACAACAGAACGAAGAGTTGCAAGATCAGCTAACAGTTGTGCAAGCAGCAAGCTCTGATGAGATCCAAAGAGAAAAAGCGGAGTCAATTATTAAAGATTTACGCGCACAGATCAGACTGTTAGAGATAGAATTAAAAGCAGTCACCATCAGTCGTGATCAGTTCCAAGCAGAGAACGCGCAACTAATGAAGCAGGTGGCTATGTTGCAAAAGAAGTTGAAAAAACTCGAAGCGAATTAATTAATCAATCCCAAGCCAGCGGGTGTGCTGGCAGTTAAGGAGAGTTATGTCACTCAATCTCCGCTCCTATCAGGAGCAGACATTGGTCGCCCTTCGCGAAGGGTTTGCAAGTGGGAAGCGGGCGCAGATACTGTATGCGCCCACAGGTGCAGGCAAGACCGAGATGGCAATCGAGCTGATGCGAGCTACGAAAGCCAAAGGTAACAAAGCAGCCATGCTCCTTGATCGTATCGTTCTGTGCGATCAAACATCAAAGCGACTGGAGAAGTACAAGATTGACCACGGCGTAATGCAAGCTGGTCACTGGCGCTATCGGCCATACGAACCGCTGCAAGTTTGCTCGGCGCAGACGTTGGAGAAGCGTGGATCATTTCCTGGTTTGAACCTCTTGATCGTAGACGAGGCACATCAGACACGCGAACAAACAATAGAGTTCATCAAGAACAATCCTGACATTCGTGTCGTTGGTCTGACCGCCACGCCATTCACGAAGGGGCTGGGCAAAGTCTATGACAACGTGGTCAGCACAGTCACTACCAAGCAATTAGTAGATCAGAACATCCTCGTGCCGCTGCGCGTATTCATCGCCAAAGAAATCGATATGTCTGGCGCGAAGAAGGTTGCGGGAGAGTGGTCGCAGCAGGAGGCCAGCACTCGCGGCATGAAGATTACTGGCGATGTGGTGGCAGAGTGGGTCAAGAAGACGCATGAGATATATGGCAGGCCACGCAAGACTATCGTGTTTGCTGGTGGCGTTGATCACGGTTCGCATCTCGCAGCCAAGTTCCAAGAGCAGGGATTCAACTTCATCTGCATCAGCTACAAGGATGACGATGAGTGGAAGAAGCAAGTCATCGAGGACTTTAGCAAGCCTGACACAAAGATCGATGGATTAATTGCAACCGACATTCTTACGAAGGGGTTCGATGTGCCGGATGTAATGATTGGCATATCGGCCAGGCCGTTTAGTAAATCCCTTTCGTCGCACATCCAGCAGATGGGGCGCGTAATGCGTGGGTGCGAAGGGAAAGAATTTGCCATCTGGCTGGACCACTCTGGCAATTACTTGCGGTTCCGCGAAGACTGGGAGCAGGTATTTGAGGATGGCGTTGACGAACTGGATGAGGGCAAGGAGAAAGCGAAGAAGGAGCCATCTGAGCGCGTCAAGGAATCCAGCAAGTGTCCGGTATGCAGTGCGTTGTGGCCTGCGAATTCTGATACTTGTTACAACTGCGGTCACGTTCGGGAGCGACGGAACAAAGTTGTTGCAGTCGATGGCGAGATGGTTGAGCTATCCGGTATGGCATCGCGGGAAAGCAAACAATCATTCTGGAATCAGATGGTCTGGCTGCAACGGTATCAAGGTTGGAGCAAGGGCAGAGCAGCGCACACATACAAAGACAAGTTCGGTGTATGGCCTCGAGGTCTGAATGACAACACGCCAGAAACCATCACGCCAGAAACCAAATCATTCATCGACAAGAAGATGCGGCAGTTCTTAAAATCAATTGGGAAAAGATAATGGACTTCGTACAATTCGCCCGCAGTCACGGGATTATCATCAACGATATGCCGCCAGTTGGCGTATGGAAGCGGTATCCAACAGAGGATCACCCGCGCAAGAAGAACGGCGCAGTCAAGTACATGGGTACGCATGGATTCGTGCAGAACCACGCGACCAGCACAGTCGTATCACTCTGGAAGCCAGAGTCTACTGAGCGCAGCAACTTGGACATACGATCAATCGTCATCAGTCAGGCACAGGCAGAACAGCAGCGCATGAAGTTGGCAACCGAGGCCGTGGGCAAGGCAGTGAGGATGCTTAACGACAGTGGCTACCGCACTCACCCTTACCTACGGAAGAAGGGTTTCGACGACGAGCAGGGTAGCGTGTTGATGATCGAGAATGAGCCAGTTCTGTTGATCCCGATGCGCTGCGGCAAGAGCCTGGTGGGCATACAGCAGATATGGGAAGATGGCACGAAGAAGTTTCTGTACGGCCAGCGCACTAGCGGCGCTACCTTTACCTTCGACAACAAGGGCATCAACATTGTGTGCGAGGGATATGCCACGGCGCTATCCGTTCGGGCAGCAATGAAGCAGCTTAAGCGGCGGTATACGATTCACGTTTGCTTCTCGGCTGGCAACATGGTGCGAGTAGCTGAAGGTCTTGAGCAGGGCATAGTCATTGCTGATAACGATGAGTCCGGTACTGGTCAGAGGGCAGCGGCAGATATTGGCTGGCCGGTCTGGATGTCTGATCGGGTTGGTGAGGATGCGAATGATGCGCACAATCGGATGGGGCTGTTTGAATTCAGCCAATCCCTCACTCGCTCAATGTTCGATGTCAGTGCGGCTCGGCATTACGAACGATAGTGCGCCATCTGTATGGGGTTGGATCATGGCAAGTGACTGCATGATTTCAACCCCAAGCGACAGGCAGCGGTCACCCTGTCCGGTGTAGTCAGTGATCACCCTGACATTACCGGAATCATCCTCGATCAAGTACAGGGTGAACATCATTTGATTACTCATAAGTTCCCCATTGTTCGGCCATCGCGAGGGCGATCCCTTTATAGGTTTCACTTCGCAGCGCCCAGCGGTCTGTTGATGGCGGTAGTCTATTCTGCCCGCTATCAGTCTGGTTCGCCCATCGTGGTTTGCCGTTGACCATTCGCGGTTCGACAAACTGTGTCGGGCGCAGCGGCGGCAGATTCTTTAACCACAGACAAGTTTTCTTGCTGGCATCATGCCCAAACTGGTACGGATGGATAGCTTGGTCGAATGGTCGGATGCGCGTTGATATGCAGCCTATCGGGTTTTCAAGGGCGATCCTGTGAATGGGTGCTTCCAACAAAAGCCTGACAAATTCCAGTGCTTGCTCTGTCAAACTCACTCGTTCTGGCATTCTCTTATTCCAGTGTAGGCCGCTGCTGCACAGGTAGGTGCATGGAGGATGGGCGATCATTAAATCCCACCCATCCTCCAGAATATCCAGCACATCGCCCTTGTGGTGCGGCCCTTGCGATGCAGTGTCCAGCAAATCGCAAGACATAGCATCGTGACCATGCTCTATAAAGGCATCTCTTACAGTGCCAGAAAACTCACACGCAATTAGTACTTTCATTTGCTATTGCACTCGCAAGACGTAATGACGCTGACCGATACCATCCGACAGATCAATTGATTCGCCGCGCATCATATCGTTAATGATGGCGATATCGTCTGGCCGGTAGCCAACATCTTCCGAGAAGAACTCGACCGAGTGATATTCAACGGTCGGCTGGTCATCGTAGCTATCCCAGTAGCATAGAAATTTGGCCTTAGTCATGGCGATACCCTTTCACAAAATCGACGATTTCCTGCCAATCATCAGACCGAAACAGCGTGTGCAGATACGTCGCGTCTGAGTCTTGAAGATCTACCGCGAATCGATTGCAGTTTGAATACTCACGATCTTTTGGATCGGCGAAATCCACCCATATGATCAGATAACGCCCATCAGGCAAGTCCTTCTCAAACCGTGGGCATACATCGTTGTGGTACGAACAGTCGGTAAACCCCTCTGGTATTTCAACGTCAAGAACGAAATCAGGAAATTCATTTTTGTAACTCATACTATTCCCCTGTCAAAGTAACGGCGATTTCAAACGGATCAATCAGCGTAAACAACTCAGCTATACGTTCGCGCAGCGGTTCAATTTCTGCTGGGCTGAATAGCTGCTCACCTGTGCGGGCGCTGATAATCTCCGCAGGATCATCTTCGAAATGAAACAGCTTGTCTGCTTCATGCAAGTCCACAACAAAGCGAACAGCTTCCGCTTTGGTGGTGATTGGCTTATGTAAATTCATCGTCTGATCTCCTTTTAGGCTAGTTCATGGTCAAATGCGTAGGTCGACGCTACCGGCTCGGCGCAGGGCTCTGTCCGCAGTTGCTCAGCGTTGAAAACGTCAACGACTATTCCTTCGTCAGTCGTTTTCAGATTTACGGTAAAGCCGCGAACGTCTATCCATACATTGCAATAGTCCTCTGCTTTGTAGTCGCCATCAGGCAGCGTCACGGCCTTTTGTTCGCTACCATCTGACCTAAAAGCGATGTCATAATTCGCTCGCTCATCCGCTGGCACGATGACTACTGCGCCGTTTTCGTCGCGGATTTCGTTACCAGAATTGTCAAGCGCAATGCCTGTGTTGGTTATGTAATTAAATTTCATCGTCTGATCTCCTGTTAAGTGCGCTCGGTAAGCGTCTGATCTACTAGCTGCGCTTTGCCAGACTCCAGCGCGATCAGGTTATTGTCTTGGCCGAAGTGATAGTCCACCTCATCGTGCAAGTGTTTCTCTGCGTCTGCGGCGCTGGTTCCCTGTACCCAAACGGTGCATTCGAATTTGTATAAGTTCATCGTCTGATCTCCTGTTAGCAAATGTGAAACATGGTAACGTTACCATGTTTATGTTTTGATAATTGTTATTCAGCAGCGCCGCCGAGATAAGCATCAATCGCACGGCAGATAAGCCATGAATCAACCTCGGCAATGTTTTCCTCGGCGAGATAGTCGGCAATGTAGGCGGCTATATCGCGCAGTTCTTTTTCTGTGATGTTCATATCGTCTGATCTCCTATAGTTCTTCGGCAATTTCATCCTGCGTATTGCAGATGAATCGAATTACTTCAGCGCGAAACGAGGATTCTTCTTCATAGTCCTGCACCATCTCATCCAGTGCTTCGCGGTTCTCGGCGGTCCACAGTACTCGCTCATGGCAGTTGCGCGGGTGCGAGTAGAAGCGGACATAAAACAGCGGCTTGTGTTCCATGCGTTACCCCTTCTTTGCTTGGTTAATCTTCCAGCCCATCGCCGATATGACGCGGCGCAGACTGGCCTCTGGATACTGACCAGCAGTGATGCTGACAGTCCTATCCTTGTGATTGATCCTGACGATAGTGCCGCTTCTCGGAAGCATCCATGCGCCACCGTCTTTGATCTGGTTGAACATCTGCTCTGTCCACCGCACGGCATTTGCCATGCCATCTTTCGTTTCAATATCAAAATTCATCTCATCCTCCGGTAAAGACTCACCCATACGAACTCACCCATACCCTGCCTCTCCGATCCAGTCCGACCTCATTATCAATTTGATAACGTTCCCCAGGTTTCGCGCTGGCGATGGCGCTGGCACTGCTGGCGCTGCTGCTGCCGCCAGTGCTGGCGCTGCTGATACTGATGCCGCCAGCGGTCTATTGACGCTGCTGGCGCAGCTAGAATCGCCTGTAAATAGACGTAAAAAAGCCAGTGCGCCATCGCTGGCAGCACTGGCTGGCTTTAGTCACAATGAATCGTACATTTCATCCGCGAGCATCAGCATGGCGTCATCAGCGCTGATCGATTCGCTGGCAAGATCAGCCAGCAGATCGTCTACCATCCGAAAATCAAGTTTGCGCGGATTGAGATGCTTCGCCATTAGATGCGGATCGTCTGGAAATGAATACTCAGCCACCATTTCAATCAGACTGCGCGTCTGTCCGTACTGAGCATCCATCAAAGCATCAGATAGATAGAGTGCCAGACCGTCATCATAGTCATCCGAGTAGCTGGCTGGATAATAGCCGCCAGTAGAGTAATAGCTGCCTCTGTATCGCTGCCAATCGTCAAAATCTGGCTTCGATGGATCACGCGCCACTGGCAGCGAATCCCAATCAACATTGGCAGCAGCGCCAGCCAGCATCTCGAAATATAAGATGTTTAGCGATTCGTTGATCGTATGCTCATTTGAATAGCCGATACTGATGTTCGTACATTCTGGAATCAGATCAACGAATTCAGCAGTGTCCGTATATACGCCAGTGTCATCATTCAAGTGCATCAGATTTTGATCGAATGATCCCAGCGCATCGCAGAGTGATTGTCCAAATTGATCTGAGCAGCAGCGGCCCCATCCTTGATGCGTGATAACAGAATCGATGCCGCGACGATCGAAAGCGATGGCGCGATCAAACTGGCGCAGCAGATCAGGATTATTTTTTGCCAGCCATGTTGCGCCGATCCCACCCTTTTCTTCGCCAACGGTAAAGACATAATACGCAGCGATGCCAGAGTGAATCAAGTGCATCAGCATGGCGCATCCAGCGCCATCATCAGCGCCCAGTACATCGCCATCAGCGTGCCAGTGTGTGCGCGTCTTTTTGATCCGATTCTTGCCAGACTTGCGATGCACTGTGTCAACGTGCGCGACAAATAACGTGCGATTCGCAGTGCTGGCGCGAGTGTCAACGTGCATATTTCCGCAATCATCAAACTCTGCGCCGATACCGTCTGGCAAATTAGCTGCCAGCCAGTGCGAGAATTTAACGGTAGCTGCTGCGCCATGCGGTCTTTTGATCGACAGTGCGCGGTCCAGTGTCTTATATAGAGTAATCATGCTGCTGCCTCGCTTTCGTTATCATCGCGCAGCACATAGGTGCCATCCTCCAGCAGTACGCAATCCTCGATATGCTCATGCGTACAGGTATCCTCGCAAAAGACCGAATATGTGCAATCCATCGATACCCAGATATCGCGCTGGTCCAGATACAGAGAATCATTCTGATGCTCATGCTCGCGAGTATCTTCGCAGTAGACGATATTGTTTATGCTGAAATAACGATCAACATAAAACATTTCGCGCGACTGAATCCAAGTGCAGTCTGATTCATGCTCATAGTATTCGTCACCATTTGCGCCGATTGCTCGCGCGTATTGATCAGAGCAGCTTTCGCAGACCAGACGATCTTCGTATCTGCCCGCCCATATATGATTGCCTCGCGGAATATAGATGCGGTCCCCGCAATCCTCGCAGTCTGAGTGATCTTCATCATCATCCAGATGACCGTCTGTGTTAGTGCAGCAATAATCGCCAGCATCAGTTATTAGCAGATGACCGGAAAATGATGTGCCAGCCATATGCACGCGCTGGGTATCGCCATCCAAATATGGCGCAGACCAGCCGCCATCTGGATGCTCGATCAGTGCCAGCTTCAGACCATCCCAGCCATCGCAGTAGGAATACCCTTGCGACTGTAGCCAGCTATTGAGTGCGTTATCATTTTGAGAATGACCGCGATCATTTTCTACCCAGCCGAATGATCGAACGAATGATTTTGATTCTTCGTTGATCAGCGCTCGCGCAGCTACCTGACCATTTTCAAGACGCACTGCCAATCCCCAGCCGAATTTGGGATCGTAGACGCGATACGGATGCCAATCCCCAGCACGCCAGTTTCGGCGCACCATGCAAGATGCTGGCGAATCAGCCAGCCATGCCAGCATTTGCTCGATCTCATGCGTGATCTGGAATTGATGATTGCCATACTTGGCGCAGATATCGCGGATCAAATGCGACTGAATATTCGGGAAATGCTCTGTTAAATATTTGGAAATGCCGGTCACGGTCTGGCGATCAGCGAATCCATGTTCGACAGTGCGCGTATAAGCCAGCCGCGCGGCATCTTTAATGGAAACGTGCGGCCATTGGAGTACCAGCAAGTGCCAATCTGCTGGCGGCGCGGTCATTACTGCCTCGCGCACTGCTGGATGCAATGGGTATCGATGTTGCTCTCTGCCGTGCCAGATATGATCAGCACTTGGATGGTGGCGCAGCACTTGCGCGAGTGTGTCCATCCAATCGAGGCGATTTTTTCCACAGTAATCAATCATTTTTAGCCTCCAGATCTTTAATCTCAAGATGCGTTAGCAGTGCGCCGAATAGAGTGAAAGGGATCAGCAGTAATTGAGTGCCGTGCGCATGGCCTGTAAATGGCAGCGCGATAATTGCGCCGAGGATGATCATCCAGCCAGCGAATAGCATTTGAAGAAATAGCTTTTCCATTATGTGCCTCACAATTTTTCAGTTTGAACGTTGATTGAATAGCCGAGTGCCTTGATTGTTTCCAGTGCGTGCGATGGCAGTGTTTTGAAACCAGCCAGCCGTGCGAGTAGCAGTGCCTTTTCACACACTGGATAAACAACACGCAGACCGTATTGACCAGTGATTCGTACAGTAATTTCCATATGCGACCTTTATTATCAAAGAATTAACACACAAAATGTGTGCCTCGCGTTTATCTCATGGATCAATGCAACTGACTAATTGATATTATGTATTGCATCCCAGGATTCGATAGCAGTGCTATCGTTAGCCAGGATTCGATAGATTTTCTTGATTTGTTCTGGTACATTCGCGCCAGATCAGCGAGCAGAGCGAGCAGCGGCATGAAACGGAAAGACATAAAGGCAGCCATCCAACAGCGAGGTGGAATAGAGGCAGCACTAATAGTGCCAAAAGGCACATTGACCAGTAAGCAGCGCAAATTCGCAGAGGCTATTGCGGCTGGCGAAACTGGCGCAGCAGCGTACAGATCAGCGTATGACACAGAGGCGAAACCGCAAGTGCAGTCGCATGAGGCACACAAGCTGAAGGCACACCCAAAGATCGCCATGCAGATAGAGGCACTCAGGCTGGCAAATGAGGCGATGGCATACGCATCTGCTGAGCAAGTGAGGCAGCTAGTGATTCAATCGTTGATCCAGACACTCATCGATCCCGAAACGAAGGCAGCGACAAAGGTGGCGGCAGCGAAAGTGCTGGGCAATGTGACCGAGGTGGCGGCATTTACTCAGCGGTCCGAGGTGACGCATATAAAAGACAGTGGATCGATCCGCGATCAGATCATGGCGCAGCTTAAGACGGTCATCTTAGATGCCAGCGATGCCGAAACGGTAGACGCTGATCGGCTATTGAGTGAACTGGCTGGAAACGCTGGAAATGCTGGGGGGGATCAAAATCCGGATGGCGATGGGCCCACCGGAGAGGGGGATGCCAATCTGACAACCAGGAGTCACTCGCGCACTTTACATAGTAATCCCCACGAACAATCCCATCAAAATTCGGACTCACGTATCCCCGAGCAAAGTG